ATGATACCCGTTTTGATCGAGGGGCCGGCGCTGGAGCCGGTGACGCTGGCCGAGGCGAAGCTCTGGCTGCGGCTCGACGGCCCCGACGAGGACGATCTCGTCATGGCGCTGATCGTGGCGGCCCGGCTGATGGTCGAGGCCGAGAACGGCCAGGTGCTGATCGGTCAGAATTGGCGCCTCGTCGGCGATCGCTGGCCGGAAGGCGGGCTGATTCCGGTGCGGATCGGGCGGATTCTGGCAGTCACCGGCGGGCGCGTCTTCCCGTCGGAGGGGCCGGCGGTGCCGATCGCGGCCGATCGCTTCACCGTGTTCCCGCATGCCGATCCGCCCGGGATCCTGCCGCTGGAAACGCCCAATCCCGGCCGGGTTGCCTCCGGGATCGAGATCGACCTGCGCCTCGGCTTCGGCGAGACGGCCGGCGCCGTGCCCGAGACGATCCGCCTCGCGATCCGCCGCCTGGTGATGCTCTGGTACGAGAATCGCGGCGATGCAGGGGATGTCGAGGCCGGGCTGCCGCCCGCGATCCGCGCATTGCTCAAGCCGTTCCGGCGCTTCCGCCTGGGGAGCGCGCGATGAGTGCGGCGCGGCGGATTGTTGCCGGCGGCCTGCGCCGGCACCGGATCGTGGTCGAGGCGCCGGCCGAGATCCCCGATGCGCTCGGCGGCGCCCGGCCGGGCTGGGCGGTGCTCGCGACCCTGTGGGCGCGGATCGAGGCGACGGGCGGGCGCGAGCCGGTGGAAGCCGGCCGGGCCGAAGGCCGGACGGAGACGCGCATCACCCTGCGCCACCGGCCCGGCATCGATCCCCGGATGCGGTTCCGGCTCGGCGCGCGGATCTTCCTGATCCGCGCCGTGTTCGATCCGGACGGACGCCGCCGCGACCTCGTCTGCCTGTGTGAGGAGACGACGCCATGACCGTGCCGCTCCACCCGATCCTGAGCCTCAAGGCGGCGCTGCGGACGCGGCTTCTCGCCGATCCGGATCTCGCGGCCTTGATCGGAGGCGCCGTGCATGACGCGCCGCCGCGCGGCCTCGACCCGCCCTATCTCGCCCTCGGCGATGCCCGGCTGACGGAGAACGGCGCAAGCCTTGCCGAAGGTGCGATCATCGATTGCGAACTCGTCGGCGTGACACGGGAGCGCGGCAGCGCCGGCGCGCTCGAACTGGCTGCGGCGGTCGCTGCTGCCCTGGCGGACCCGCTTCCCGTGCTGAGCGCGCATCGGCTCGTGGCGCTCGATCTCCGTCAGGTCGAAACCCGGCACGATCCCGCTTCCGGCCTCACCCGCGCGATCCTCCGGTTTCGCGCCTTCACCGAACCAACCTGAACCCGACGGGGGATTCCATGGCGGCGCAACGCGGCAAGGATCTGCTTCTCAAGGTCGATGACGGAACCGGCCTTCTCGTAACCGTGGCGGGGCTGCGCACGCGCCGCCTTGCCTTCAATGCCGAGGCGGTCGACATCACCCACTCGGAATCGGCCGGACGCTGGCGCGAACTGCTCGACGGCGCCGGCGTGAAACGCGCGAGCATCACCGGCGCCGGCGTGTTCCGGGACGCGGCCTCGGATGCGCTGATCCGCCAGATCTTCTTCGACGGGCTGATCCGCCGGTTCCAGGTGGTCCTGCCGGATTTCGGCACGATCGAGGGGCCGTTCCAGGTCGCCGCATTGGATTTCCGCGGTGAGCACCAGGGCGAGGTCACGTTCGACATGACGCTCGAGAGCGCCGGCGCGCTCGTCTTCACCGCGCTGTGAGGGCGAAATGGCGAACAGGCATCGTGGCGAGGTGACGCTTGTGCTCGACGGCACCCGCTTCACCCTGCGCCTGACGCTCCAGGCACTGGCCGAGATCGAGACCGCGCTGGAGCTTCCCGGCCTCGGCGCGCTCGGCGCCCGGCTCGGCGGCGGGCGGCTCTCGGCGCGCGACCTCGCGATCGTGCTCGCGGCCGCGATCCGCGGCGGCGGTGCGGCGATCGATGATGAAACGGTGGCCGCCCGCGTGGCGGCCTCGGACCTGCCGGCGGTTCTTGCGGCGCTCGGCGTGCTGTTCGAGGCGAGCTTCGCGGGGGAGGCCGGCGCGGCGCGCCCCCCGGACCCTCCGCTGCCGGCGGCGCGGGGAGCCTGAACCCGGACGCGGATGCCGGCCTGCCCTGGCCGGACATGCTCGCCTTCGGGCTCGGGATCCTCGCCCTGCCGCCGGATGCCTTCTGGCGCCTGACGCTGCCGGAATTCCTCGCGGCGCTCGAAGCGCGCACCGGCCGTCGCCGTGCCGTGTCGCCGCTCGGACGCGCCGAATTCGCCGCGCTGATGGCGCGCTTTCCCGATGATTCCGTTCCGATTGCTGCAAGGAGCCATCCCCATGGCGCATGATCTCGACGAGGCGGCCGAGGCCCTGGGCGGGCTTGGCGACCATATGTCCCGGCTCGACCAGCTCGCGACCCAGTTCGGCCGCTCGCTTTCGCGCACGCTCGCCTCGGGCATCGCGCAGGGCCGGAGCTTCGACGACATCCTCCAGCGGCTCGGGGAGCGGCTCGTCGAACTCTCCCTGCGCGCGGCCTTCAAGCCGCTGGAGACCGGGCTCGGCTCGGTCTTCAACGGGATCAGCGGCGCGGTTTCCGGGCTGTTCGGCGGCGGTGGTGGCGGCGAGGGGCTTTTCTCGGGCGGTACCGGGGGCGGGGAGGCGGGGTTCGGCGGGCTGTTCGGTGGCGGCGGCGTGACCGTCAACATGGCGGTCTCGACGCCGGACGCGGAGAGCTTCCGCAATTCCGAGGGGCAGATCGGTGCCGCGCTCGCCCGCGCCGTGACGCGCGGCCAGCGCAATCTCTGACGGAGGACAGGATGAGCATCGCCGGCTTTCACGAGGTGCGCTTCCCGCTCGATATCGCGCTCGGCGCGCGGGGCGGGCCGGAGCGCAAGACCGAGATCGTCACCACCGCCACCGGGCGCGAGGAGCGTAACGCGCGCTGGGCGCATTCCCGCCGCAAATACGATGCCGGCTACGGCGTGAAGACCATCGCCCGGCTCGCCGAGATCGTGGCCTTTTTCGAGGAGCGGCGCGGCCGGCTGCACGGCTTCCGCTTCCGCGACCGCCTCGACTGGACCTCGGCGCCCGGCAACGCCGCGCCGGGCCCACTCGACCAGGCGCTCGGCACCGGGGATGGTGCCCGTGTCGAATTCGCGCTTCGCAAGACCTATGGCACGGTCTTCGCCCCCTATTCCCGCCCGATCCTCAAGCCGGTCTCGGGGTCCGTCCGGGTGGCTGTGGCCGGGATCGAGGCCGTGGCGGGAACCGCATTCCATGCCGATGCGGCGAGCGGGATCGTCACCTTCCAGCCCGGCCATGTCCCGCCCCCCGGCGCGGCGGTGACGGCGGGCTTCGTGTTCGATGTGCCGGTGCGTTTCGACACGGATTTCCTCGAATTCGACCTCTCCGCCTTCGAGGCGGGGGCGATCCCCTCCATCCCGCTCGTCGAATTGAGGGCCTGACCATGCGCATGCTGCCCCCCGTTCTCGCCGCGGGCCTCGCCTCCGGCGTGACCACGCATTGCCGCTGCTGGCTGCTGACGCGCCCGGACGGCTTCGCGCTGGGCCTGACCGATCATGACCGCGACCTCGTGATCGACGGCCGGACCTTCGAGGCGCAGGGTGGCTTCGAGGCGAGCGCGACCGAGGCGGGCGCCGGGATGGCCGTTACCGGCGGCGAGGTGGCGGGCTCGCTGTCGAGCGCCCGCATCCTGCCCGAAGAGATCGAGGCCGGGCTCTATGACGGCGCCGAACTCCGGACCTATCTCGTCGACTGGTCGGCTCCCGCGCTCGATGGCCTGATCGAGGTGGCGACGCTCGGCGAGATCCGGCGGCTCGACGGCCGCTTCGTCGCCGAGACGCGCAGCGCACTGCACGCCTACGACCAGGCGCGCGGCCGGCTCTTCGCCGCCGCGTGTGACGCCGAACTCGGCGATACGCGCTGCGGGATCGGGCTCGGCGGCCCGCCCTATCGCCTCGACGGGGTGATCGGGGAAACGGACGGATCGCTGACCCTTGCTGTGCCGGCGCTTGCCGGCAGCGCCACCGGGCTGTTCACCCGCGGGCTGCTGCATTTCATCTCCGGCGCCAATGCGGGCGGCTCGGCCCTGATCAAGGAGCACCGCCCGGGCGGCGTGCTCGTTCTGTGGCAGCCGCTGGTCCGCGCGATGGCGCTCGGCGATTCCGTTACTGCCAGGGCCGGCTGCGACAAGCGTTTTGCGACCTGCCGCGACCGGTTCGGCAATGCCGTGAACTTCCGCGGCTTTCCCCATATCCCGGCGCCGGATTTCGTGCTGACCTATGCCCGGACGGGCGAGGGCCGGCATCTCGGCCGGCCGCTGGTTGCGTGAGGGCGGCCGATGAGCGCCTCCGCAGCCCCGCAGCCGACCCGCGCGGCGATTGTCACCGCCGCGCGCGGCTGGATCGGAACCCCCTACCGGCATCAGGCCTCGCTGCGCGGCGCGGGCTGCGATTGCCTCGGGCTGCTGCGCGGCCTCTGGCGCGAGCTGATCGGCCCGGAACCGGCGGCACTAGGCCCCTATTCCCCCGCCTGGGCTGAGATCGGCGGCGGCGATCCGCTGATCGAGGCGGCCCGGCGCCATCTCGCGCCGCGCGCGGACGGCAGCATCGCCCCCGGCGCGGTGCTGCTCTTCCGCTGGCGGCCCGGCCTTCCCGCCAAGCATTGCGGCATTGCCACGGCGCCGGACCGGATGATCCACGCCCATGATGGCGCCGCGGTCGCCGAGGTGGCGATCGTTCCCCAATGGCGGCGGCGGCTCGCCGCGACCTTCGACTTTCCCGGCATGGTGGATTGATGGCGACAATTGCGCTCCAGATCGCGGGAACCGCGGTCGGCTCCTTCCTCGGCGGGCCTTTCGGCGCCGCGATCGGCTCGGCGGTCGGCGGCACCGTCGGCGCGATGATCGACCGCTCGCTGCTCGGCGCCGGCAAGCGCGTGATCGAGGGGCCGCGCCTCTCCGATCTCGCGGGGATCTCCGCCAGCGAGGGCGCGCCGATTCCGCGCGTCTATGGCCGGGTGCGCATCGGCGGCCAGGTGATCTGGGCGACCGAGTTCGAGGAGAGCCGGACGATCGAGCGTTCCGGCTCGGGGGGCGGCAAATCGCTCGGCGGCGGGAGCGCGCCCGTCACCGAGACCGTGCGCTACAGCTATTTCGCCAATGTCGCGATCGGCCTCTGCGAGGGGCCTGTCGCCTTCCTGCGCCGTATCTGGGCCGATGGCGAGGAACTCGACCTCGCCGGCGTGGCGATGCGCTTCTACCCCGGCACCGAGGATCAGGCGCCCGACCCGCTGATCGTCGCCAAGCAGGGCACGGCGGCGCTGCCGGGCTTCCGCGGCCTCGCCTATATCGTCTTCGAGCGCCTGCCGCTCGAACGCTATGGCAACCGCCTGCCGCAATTCGCCTTCGAGATCGTGCGGCCCGCGCCGGGACTTCCCAGGATGATCCGCGCGATCAACATCATTCCCGGTTCGACGGAATTCGGCTACAGCACGGGCGAGATCCGCGAGGATTTCGGCTATGGCGCCTCGCAGGCGGTCAACCGCGCGCAATGGACGCATGCGACCGACTGGGACGCCTCGCTCGACCAGCTCCAGGCGCTGATGCCGGAACTCGAACGCGCGACGCTGGTTTCCGCCTGGTTCGGCGACGACCTGCGCGCCGCGCATTGCACGCTGCGGCCCAGGGTCGAGAAATCCGGCAAGGCGATCCTCGGCGGCGAATGGCGCGTCTGCGGGCTGACCCGCGCCGAGGCGCTCCCCGTCTCGGCCTATGACGGTCGCCCGAATTACGGCGGCACGCCCGCCGACCAGAGCGTGATCGACGCCATCCGCGATCTGCGCGCACGTGGGCTCCAGGTGGCGCTGCATCCGTTCATCCTTATGGATATTCCGGCCGGGAATGGCCGGCCGGATCCCTATGGCGGCGGCGCGAATCAGCCCCCCTTCCCCTGGCGCGGGCGGATCACCTGCGACCCCGCGCCGGGGCAGTCCGGTTCGCCGGAAGGCACGCCGGCGGTATCCGGGCAGATCGCTGCGCTGATCGGCACCGCATCCCCGGCGCATTTCGCGCTCGACGGCGACACGGTGCTCTATTCGGGCCCGGAGGAATGGAGTCTCCGGCGCATGGTGCTGCACCATGCGATGCTGGCCAGGGCGGCAGGCGAGGTCGAGACCTTCATCCTCGGCTCCGAACTGGTGGGTCTGACGCATCTCTCTGCCGGCAACGGCGCCTATCCCTTCGTTCAGGCCCTGCTCGCGCTGATCTCGGATATCCGCGCGATCCTCGGCCCGGGCACGGTGATCACCTACGCGGCGGACTGGACCGAATACGGCGCGCAAGCCCGCGACGGCGGGCAGGAGCTGCGCTTTCCGCTCGATCCCGTCTGGGCGCATCCAGAGATCGGCGCCATCGGCATCGATTTCTACATGCCGCTGTCCGATTGGCGGCCCGGCCGCGACCATCTCGACGCGGCGGAGGCCTATGGTCCGGCGGATCCGGATTACCTGCGCGCGCGGATCGCCTCCGGCGAGGGATATGACTGGTATTACGCCGATGATGCGGCGCGCACGGGCCAGATCCGGCAGCCGATCACCGACGGCGCCTATGGCAAGCCATGGGTCTTCCGGCCGAAGGATCTCGCGGGCTGGTGGCTCGGCCCGCATGTCGAGCGCGTCGGCGGCCTCGAACTCGGCCAGCCGACCGCTTATCCCGGCCCGGTCAAGCCGATCTTCCTGACCGAGATCGGTTGCCCGGCGGTGGACAAGGGCGCGAACCAGCCGAACGTCTTTCCCGATCCGAAATCCTCCGAGAACGCCTTCCCTTACGCCTCCATCGGTGCGCGCGACGATCTCGTGCAGCGCCGCGCGCTGGAGGCGATCCTGCGCCATTTCGATCCCTCCGCGCCGGATTTCGCGGCGGCGAACAATCCGCTTTCGCCGATCAACGGCATCCGGATGGTTGCGCCGGGTTTCATCGCGCCCTGGGCCTGGGATGCGCGCCCCTATCCCGCCTTCCCGCGCCTGACCGGGCTGTGGTCGGACGGAGGGAACTGGCATCGCGGCCATTGGCTCAACGGCCGGATCGAGGCGGTGCCGATCGCGGCGCTGATCGCGATGATCGCGGCGGATCTCGGGCTCGATCCGCCCGCCTTCCGCGCGGTGGACGGGATCGTCGACGGCTATGTGATCGAGCGTCCGATGAGCGCCCGCGCCGCAATCGAGCCGCTCGCCGGTCTCTTCGGGCTTGCGGTGCGCATCGAGGGCGATCGCGTGGCCTTCATCGGCCGCCCGAGTGCTGTCGTCGCGACCATCCCCGAGGAGATGCTCGTCGAGGCCCGCGACGGACGCCGGATCGAGATCACGCGCCGGCAGGAAACCGAGATGCCGCGCCGGCTCCAGCTGCAATTCACCGATTCGGAGCGCGATTTCCGCCGCGCCGTGGTCCAGGCCGAGAAGAACGATGCCCGGACGATGCGCGAGGAGGGCGAGGCGGTGGCGATCCATGTCCCGCTCGCCGCCGCGCAGCGGATCGCCGAGACGCGGCTCCAGGATATCTGGTCGGCGCGCGAGAGCTTCCGCTTCTCGCTCGCGCGCGGGGCGCCGCCGATCGAGCCTGGCGATCTGGTCGAAATCCCGACCGCCTCCGGCCCACGCCGGGTTCTGGTCGACCGGCTCACCGATCGCGGCATCCGCGATGTCGAGGGGCGCGGCCTTGATCCCGCCTTCGCCGATGACGTGCCGGCGCTCGACGAACAGCCCGCCGCGCCGTCGCCGCCCCCGTTGCCGGGGCCGGCCGAGGCGCGTCTGCTCGAATTGCCGCTGCCGCGCGGCGCCGGCGGGCTCCTCGTCGCCTCGGTCCGCGCCGAACCCTGGCGCGGGCCTTATGCGATCGCGCGGGTGGATGGCGGGGGCGTCCGGCCTCTCGGGAGCGCGATCGCGCCGGCACGGATCGGCGAGACGCTGACGGCGCTGCCGCCGGGGCCGCTCTGGCGCTGGGATCACGGCGCGCGGCTGGAGATCCGCCTCGAGGGCGGCGCGCTGGCGAGCCTCTCCGAGGCCGAGACGCTCGCGGGCGGCAATGCGCTGGCGCTGATCGATTCCGCTGGCGGAATCGAGCTCGTGCTCGCGCGCGAGGCGGCGCTCATCGGCGCGAATACCTATCGCCTGACAGGGTTGCTGCGCGGAATCGGCCTTTCCGAGGCTGCGGCCGGCCGCCTGCTGCCTGCCGGCGCGGCTTTTGTCGTGCTCGACAATGCGCTGGTCGATCTCGGGCTCGGGACGGAGGCGATCGGCCAGCAGGTCGCGGCGATCGTGCTGCCGGCCGGCCGCGCGCCCGGCGATCCCAGCCAGACGGCGCTCGCGGCGACGATCGCCGGCCACGCCTTGCGGCCGCTGGCGCCCGTCCACCCCACCGCGCACCGCGAGGCCGGGGGCATCCGGATCCGCTTCATCCGGCGCGCCCGCACGGGGGGGGATTCGCTCGATCTGTTCGAGGTGCCGCTCGCCGAGGATCGCGAGGAATACCAGCTTGAGATCCTGGATGGCGCCATTCCCATCCGCACGATCGCGCTGGGCGGGACGGAATATCTCTACCCGTCGGCGGAGGAAATCGCCGATTTCGGCGTCGCGCAGACCGCGCTCGCGGTCCGTATCCGGCAGATGAGCATGCTCGTCGGGCCGGGCGATGCGCTGGAAATGCTGCTGCCCGTGCGCTGATTCCCGGACCTGCGAGGCTGTTTGCGATGGCGCACGACATGTTCCAGACTGCACTTGCCGCCGTGCTCCGGCACGAGGGCGGTTTCGCCGACCATCCGGACGATCCCGGCGGCGCGACGATGATGGGCATCACGCAGGCGACGCTCGCCGAATGGCGCGGGCGGCCCGTGACCCGCGACGAGGTGCGGGCGTTGAGCCGCGCGGAGGCGGCAGCGATCTACCGCGCGCGCTATTGGGACCGTATCCGGGCCGACGAACTGCCCGCCGGGCTCGACCTCGCGGTGTTCGATCTCGCGGTCAATTCCGGCCCCGGCCGAGCCGTGCGGCTGCTGCAACGGGTTCTCGCAGTGCCAGCCGACGGGCTGATCGGCCCGAGGACGCTGGCGGCGGCGCGGGCGGCGGACAGCGCGGCGAGCATCCGCGCGCTCTGCGCCGCGCGACGCGCCTTTCTTCAATCCCTGCCCGCCCATGGCGTGTTCGGCCGCGGCTGGGCACGGCGCGTCGCCGCGATCGAGGCGCGCGCGCTCGCGCTGGCCGCTGGACAGGGACGGCCGGAGGGAAAGCGGCAGGCTGACAAGAATAGCAACAGCATCAAGGAGAAAGATACCATGGAGACCACCAAGACCATTCTGTCGAGCCGCACGGTCTGGGCCAATGCCGTCGGGTTCGCGGCGCTTGCCCTGTCCTGGCTCGGCTTCGACGTGGGCGGGCTCGACCGTGACGCGCTGGTCGAGAACTTGCTCCAGGGGCTGGCCGGGCTCGGCTTCGTGCTCTCGACGATCTTCCGCGTGATCGCGACCCGGCGGCTGATCTGA